TTAAAAAAAGAAATAAAAATGAAAGAATTAATTTGAGTAAAACCAAAGAATTATAAACTTACATTAGATAAGAATTATACAATTGTTATTGATGAAGGTGAAACAGTAATGATTGTTAATGATAGTAATAAAACTGTTAGATATTATAAAGACTTATTTCAAGAAGTTGAAGAAGAAGTTATTCCTGAACCAGAACCAATTATTGTTAGAACTGAGCAAGATTTGATTGAAAGTATCGCTAGTGATGGTTTAAATACTACTTATATTGATTTTAATAATCAAACAGTTGTAATTGATAATATATTATCTATTTTGGATAATGTAAACAGCTTTAGTTGTGGTATTAAAAATATAACCAATATTGGAGATCAAATAGATGAAGTTTATGAAACAATTGCCGATACTATTGAAACTGCCGAAGAAGATTTAGAATTATTGACAAAAGCTGTAATTAAACATCATTTTAAAAATTATATTAAATACTGTATAAACAATGGTTTTAATGCTGGAGTTTATTTAATGTCTTGTAATATTAATGGTGATGGTTTAGATGAAGAAACTGTTGATATTTTAACTGCGATTTCAGATTTTGAAACAGAACCTGAATTAAATCCCAATAGTGGTAATCAAATTAAATTATGGGGATTTTATAAATCTAATTTAGATAATTAATGAAATTATATGTAAAAAATATAACTAGAGAACCCAAAGATACTTTATATATCTTTTTACGTAAAGTGTTAAGATTAGATGGTTCTGATTATGTAAGAACTACTGTAAATTCTACATATTTTAATTCTAAATTTACAAATCAACAATGTATTAGCGGAAAACATAGAAGTTTTGATGATTTAGTATTTATCTGTAAAACATATTTTAGAGTATCTGATAAAGCAGTTGCTAAAGTTATTAAAAGAATTTTAGATGAAAATGTTAGAATAAAATTTGTATTTTGTGATACAGCTAAAAAATGGATTTTACATCATGATTTATACAAAAGTCTTATTATTGAATATTGTTTTACATATAATAAATCAGATTATAAAACTGAAGAATATGGAGAAGGTAAATATTCATTTGATGATATTATAACTTTAATGGGATTAACAAAAGAAGATGTTAAAATAAATAATTAATAATCTTAAAAAATTATTAAAAACTATTAAAAATGTTAAAAACTTAAAGATTATTAGTAAACAATATTAATAAATTAATGAGTGAAGAAAAAAAATCTCTATTTTCTAGAGTATATGAGAATATTGTAGATCGTAGAGAAAGATTGTTATCTGGTAAAATAAATTGTATTCCTTGGGGATTACCTAGATTTGAAGAAGATCATCCTGGATTAGAACAAGGTAAAAATGTATTATTTACAGCTAATAGTAAAGTTGGTAAAACTCAAATATGTGATTTTCTAGTATTATTTAATCCAATTAAAAAAATTATAGATGAAAATCTAGATATTAGATTAAAGATATTTTATTTTACATTAGAGATGACCGCTAAACAAAAGATGTTATCTGCATTTTCACATATTTTATATATAAAAGAAGGAATTAGAGTTGCTCCAAAAGATTTAAGATCTACAAAAGAAAGTAATTTATTACCTCAAGAAACTTTAGATATTATTAAAAAATATGAACCTTATTTTAATAAGATTGAAGAAGTTGTAGAATTTATCGATGATGTTCGTCACCCAACTGGGATGTATGATTTCTTGAGAAAATATGCAATGGCTAATGGTAAAATTGTTACTAGAGATATTGTAATTAATGGGGAAATAACTCCAGTTGAGGATTATTATGAAGCTAATGATCCTGAAGAATATGTAATAATGATTGTAGACCATATTAGTCTTATACAACCAGAGAAGCAAAAAGGAGTTCAATTAGATTTAAGAGAAAGTATTAGTTTATTATCAGCTAATTATATGATTAAACTTAGAAATAGATTTAATTACATATGTGTAGCGGTTCAACAACAAGCGCAATCTCAAGAAAGTGTTGAAAATAAGAAATATGATAGATTAATGCCAACATTAGATGGTCTTGGAACTAATAAAACTACTCAACAAGATTTTGATGTTATTTTTGGACTATATAGTCCTTTTAGGCATAAAATACCTGAATATCTAGGATATGATATTACTAAATTTAAAGATAATATTAGATTTTTAGAAATTATCGGAGGTCGTGAAGGTGGTGGTGGAACAGTTTGTCCATTATATTTTGATGGTGCAGTGAATTATTTTCGTGAACTCCCACATAGTAATAATACAGAAGAATTAAATAAAGTTTATGAATTTATGAAAAATATTAAAAAATAGTGAAAAATGAAAAAAGACTATGGTTGGGGAAGTTCCAGTCCTGTAACATGGAGTTATACAGAAAATAATAAAGAAACATTATTTGAAAAAGAAGACTGTTACAGAAAGATGATTAATAAAGCAGATTTTATAACTTTATATAATTTAGATTGTGAAAAAACAATAAAATATAAAATGTTTTATCTACAATATGTTTCAGATATGTATGACTTAAATGCTGAAATAACAGAAGAATATTTTAGATTTAAATGTCAAGGTAGTAAACATAAAAATATGATAGTTTGTGCAACCATTAGGTTATTATGGGAAAATATAGGTAGTATTACTCCAGCTATTCCAATGCATGATGTATTTTTTGAAAAATTACAAAATAGTGAATCTGAATATGAAAATAAATTAGAACGATTTTGTGATTTTTATTCTCAAATTAAAGAAGGTACTTATTTTAGCGATGTTCATTCTTGGAAACCTTCTAAAACATTAATTAAATCTACTTTAGATTTTAAAAATTATAATGGAGGGTCTGTTAATGAATTCTTTTATAATAAATCTTAAAATATGAGAAACTATAAATGTTATATTTATCATTTACAAGATAAAAAATTGATACAAAATTCAAATGATGCATGTTGGGCAGGATTAAATAGAAAAACCTATACAGATATTAATTATGAGACTATAATATTAGATACTGAAACTAAAGATTATATTTATATTGATAAATATATTGAAAAAGAAATTACAGATAAACAACGTAAAAGAATTATTTCTTTAATAAATAAAATTACACCTTGTGAATTTGTAACTATTAATGATAAAGTTTATATTCAATATAAATTATTAGACAATCATTATTCAAATTTATTATTACTTAATTTTATTAGAATATTATGGTATAAAAATGGTAGTTTTAATAATGAACAATTCTTTATAGATATTTGTAAACCTAAAATAAAAGGTTTAGATTATCTTGAATTTATGATGACTTGTATTAAAAATAATGTAAATACTGGAAGTGGTTGGTATTACGGTGATCATAGTTTTGTATATAAAAATATAATTCCAAAAACTAAAGAAATGTTGTTAAAATATACTGGAAATAATATGCAAAATTTTTTACAAAAACATGTAGAAGATGTAAAATAAAAATATCTAAAAATAATAAAAAATATCTAAAAATGATTTATATCTTTGTTAATAATTAACAAATAAATAAATTAAATATAAATGATAGATTTACCAACTAAAAAGGTAGAAATTACACAAGTAAATCCAAATAAATTAATATTATTTTCATCTCCAAAAGCAGGAAAAACTAGTTCCTTAGCAATGTTAGAAAATAATTTAATATTAGATTTAGAAGATGGTGCAGGTTATGTAAACGCTTTAAAAATTAATGTAAAAGATATTGCTAGAAAAGAAGATATTAAACCTGTCATAGCTTTAAAACAAGTCATTAATAAAATTAAAGAAGCTAATATTGCAAATAAAGGTTATGTGTATAAATATATTACAATTGATACAATTTCTGCTTTAGAAAATGAATATGCTCCTGATTTAGCGTTAAAAATGCATTTAGCTACTCCAATTGGTAGAAATTTCCAAGGAGATGATGTATTAACTTTACCTAATGGACAGGGTTGGGGAATTTTACGGAATGCAATTTTATTAATTGTGCAAGAATTAGAAGAATTATGTGAAACATTAATTATTTCTGCTCATACAAAAGACAAAATGGTGGAAATCAATTCAAAAGAATTAACTCAAAGAGGTATAGATCTTTCAGGAAAAACACCGTCTATATTATGTAGCCATTCTGATGCAATTGGTTATGTTTATCGTAAAGATAATCAAACAATTGTAAATTTTCAAACATCCGAAGCATTAAGTGTGGGCGCAAGACCTGAACATCTTAAAAATCAAGAGATTGTGTTACTAGAATCGGATGATCAAGGTAACTTTACAGCTCATTGGGATAAGATATTTAAATAATAACTAGGATTTATCATAAATTTTTCGTATATTGCATAAATTTAATTTATGTATTATGATAGGAATTTATAAGATTACAAATCCAAATAATAAAATATATATTGGACAAAGTATTGATATTGAGAAAAGACTAAAAAGATATAAAAATTTAAATTGTAAAAAACAATCAAAAATTTATAATTCATTAAATAAATATGGTGTTGATAATCATATTTTTGAAATTATAGAAGAGTGTGATGTTAAAGATTTAAATATTCGTGAACGTTACTATCAAGATTTATATGATGTTTTAAACAAAGGTTTGAATTTAGTTTTAACAGGTACCAATGATAAAAATGGTAAATTTTCTGAAGAACATAAAGAAAAATTAAGTATATTAAAAAGAGGAAACAATAATCCTCATTATGGTAAAAAAGGAAAAGATCATTATTTATTTGGTAGAAAATTAAGTGAAGAACATAAAAAGAAAATTTCAGAAAAAAGTCAAATTCCTCATAATAGAAAAAAGGTTATTTGTACTGAAACTTTAAAAATTTGGGAAAGTGTTAAATGTTGTGCAGATGATAATAATATCGTACCTGCAAAATTAAGTACTAAGCTTAATAACATTAAGAAAAATGACACTAGTTTTGTACTTTTTGACAGTTATATTTCTGTAAAAAATAAAAATAATAATTATATAAGCCGTAAAAATAAAAATATGAGTTTCAACCTAAATGAAAAGGTAAATACAGTTAGTGTATTCAATAATGGAGTAGCAGGTAAAGCTGTGGGAATTAATGTAACAGTTGAAAAAAGAAAGGTTGACGAACCAGATAGTTATCCAGATTATAAAGTAATAGTATCTGATGAATCAGGTGGTATGCCAATTAATCAAGGATTTTATATTAATTCAGAAGATGATGAGAAACGTCAACAAATGACATATCAACGTGTTAAATCTATTGCAGATGCAGTAGTTCCTGAAGATTTTGTATATCCTGAAGTAAATGGATATGTAGATGCTTTAAATACATTATTTAAAGTTATTAAAGAAAATGCAGATGGTAAGAAAGTTGATGTATTTGTAACTTATGGATATACTGCAAAACCATCTAAATACTTAGGTTTAAGAATGTTTAATTTCATTCAAAAACAAAATGCTAGCTTTGATAGATTAAAACCAAGTAATACAGATATTTTAGAACGTCCTGAAGCTGATGCTCCAAAAGCAGATAGTTCAGGTGCAGTTGCTAAAACTTCTGGTGACATTTGGTAATAAATAATTAGAGATTTAATCTCTGGTGGTTGAGTGACTGAAACTCGGGTAAAGTACTCCTATGATAAGGATGGTATTGCTTCGATGCAATTAAACAGGTGGACGGCACCAAGTCGGTTCGAATCCGACCTCAACCTCAATATTAACTAAAATTAAAAAATTATAAAAAATGATAAATTTACAAGAATTAGGTTTAGAAATAATTAAAAATAATATATCTCAAAAATGTAGAATTCAATTTAAAGATACTTGGTTTACATTTTATACAGATTGTTCAGGACAAAGAGGTCATTATGTGATGGCTTATAAACCTTACGATCATAAAATCATAGAAAATCATTATATTATAAAAAGACATTTGTCATTTATAAATGATATAGATGTTGGTAAAGATAAAGCTGTATTAGGAATACTTAATTTAGAAAAATGTAAAATTATTAATATACAAGAAGATAAAATAGAATTTGAAAATTTTACATTTCATTTATATGATAATAATAGTACCCAAGGAATTAATTTTGAATATATATAAAATTAAAATAAATGTTTAATTTAAATAAAGAAAAACAATTAATATCTAAATCTGAGATTTTAAAATATTTTAATGAATTAGAAATATTTCAACATTATATAGATGATGAAGTAATGTTAGGTAAACTAATATTC